AATGGGACAAGCATTGATGACTGTATGGGTGTGGCTATTGAGAAGTATGTTTCTATCCACAAAGTTGTTCAAGGCATTGAAAAGGGCATCTATCGTAAGGTGGACATTGGTACAGCCAGTGAAGATACCGACCTAGAGCCTACCCAAGAGGTATCTCAGTACCAAGACGAGAAGGTTTTATTGTTGACGTATTACGGGTTAGTACCCCGTGAGTATTTGAACAATCTTGAGGAAAACAAAGACATTGTTGAGTTATTCCCTGAGAACTCTGCCGCTGAAGACTACTCAGACATGGTAGAAGCCATTGTCGTAATTGCCAACGATGGTCAATTGCTCAAGGCTGAAGAAAACCCTTACATGATGAAAGACAGACCTGTGTTGTCGTACCAAGACGATACAGTGCCTAATCGCTTGTTGGGGCGAGGTACAGTGGAAAAAGCCTTCAATATGCAGAAAGCTATTGATGCTCAGACTAGGGCTCACTTGGATTCACTCGCTTTGACCACTGCCCCAATGGTTGCTATGGATGCCACACGTTTGCCCCGTGGCATGAAGTTTGAGATTAAGGCTGGTAAAGCTATTCTCACCAATGGCAATCCCAATGAAATCCTCTATCCCTTCAAGTTTGGTCAGAGTGACCCAAATAACCTAGCAACTGCCAAAGACTTTGAGCGAATGTTGCTACAAGCTACTGGTACGCTTGACTCAAACGGCATGGTTTCCCAATCTAGCCGTGATGGGGGTGGTATGTCGATGGCGGTTGCATCCATCATCAAGAAGTACAAGCGTACATTGGTCAACTTCCAAGAAGATTTCCTTGTGCCTTTCATCAAAAAGGCGGCTTTCAGGTTCATGCAATTCGATCCAGAGCGTTATCCTTCTGTAGACATGAACTTCATACCCACTGCAACCCTTGGCATTATTGCTCGTGAGTATGAACAACAGCAATTTATTGGTTTGTTGCAGACTCTTGGCCCCAATACCCCTGTTTTGCCTGTGATTCTCAAAGGAATCATTGCTAATTCAAGTTTGAGCAACAGATACGAGATGATGGCGGCTTTGGATGAGATGAGCAAGCCTAATCCAGAGGCACAACAGATGCAACAAATGCAACAAGAATTGGCAATGCAAGCTGCACAAGCTAATATTGCTGTTCAGACTAGCCAAGCAGAGCAAAACAAAGCTGAAGCTATCAAATTGTCTGTTGAGGCACAGTTAATGCCACAGGAAATACAGGCAAAGAACATGGCGGCAATGACCAAGAACCTTCCTAATCAAGATAATCAAGCATCTGCGGAATTTGATAAACGTGTCAAGATTGCTGAATTGATGCTTAAAGAGGCGGACATTAAGAACAAGAGTAAGATTGTTGAATTGCAAATGGCTGATAAAGTTGATTCACAGAATAAAGTCAAACAAGATTTCCTAACAAGGCTTACAGATGGACTGAAGAATGGCTAATATAAAAGAACTTATTAAAAGCATACAGTCATCAGACTCATCTTTTGATGAGAAGTTATATGCTATTAATACTATGGAAGAAACTCTTGTTGCGATGCGACAGCAAGAAGAAAAGGCTGTTCAAGACAATGTAGATTTGATAGTTGAGGCTATCAAAGTCATGGAAAACAAGGTTTCTACCCAACTAGAGATTGCCAAAGCCATAGTTCCACAAAAAGGGGATAAGGGCGACAAAGGCGACAAGGGTGCTGATGGTAGACAAGGCATAGATGGTAAGAATGGTCGGGATGGTCAGGATGGAAAAGACGGATTTGATGGAAAAGATGGTGTTTCTGTCTTAAATGCCCAAATTGACTTTGATGGATCGTTAGTCATTACTCTCTCTACGGGTCAGCAAATCAACGTGGGTGAGGTTGTAGCACCTGAGTTACAAGAAAGAATTAAACTTGTGACTTCTGGGGGTGCTGGTACAACCCTACCCTCTCAAACAAGCAATTCGGGAAAGTTTTTAACGACTGATGGAACAAATACATCATGGGCAACACCAACTGTAAATTCTCTTACAACAACAAACTTCACAATTGAAGAATCGGGCGGAAAGTTGATATTTAAGTATGGTGCAACTACAATTGCATCAATGTCTTCAACTGGAATGATTACATCAGCAACTAATATTGTTGCAAATGGAACACCATAAAGGAAAAATATGGCAACGTCAGTAACCCTAAAAGCTAATGCGATTGATATTTCTGGCACTACGTCAGGGACTGTAACACTACAAGCCCCTTCCGTAGCTGGAACTACAACGATTACTTTGCCATCAACCAGTGGCACACTTTTAACAAGTGCAAGTACAGCAACTACATCAACCAATTTGGCGGGTGGATCAAACGGGACAATTCCTTACCAATCAGCAAGTGGCACAACTCAGATGTTGGCAGTTGGTACTAGCGGTCAACTCTTGCAAACAAATGGGGCTGGCGCACCAACTTGGGTAACGCCTACTGGTGCTTCTGGAGGCGATGCAACTAATAATATTGGTTATTTAAACATTCCACAGAATAGCCAATCTGCCGCATATACACTTGTTTTGGGAGATTCTGGAAAACACATCTTTCACCCATCAGGTGATGCTAATGCAAGGACATACACAATCCCTGCAAATAGTTCTGTAGCCTATCCAATTGGAACTGCAATTACATTTATCAACATGACTTCTCAAGTGGTGACTATTGCAATCACCACTGACACAATGTATTTAAGTAGTGCTGGTACAACTGGCTCACGCAGTTTGGCGCAATATGGTTCTGCTACAGCAATCAAAATGACTTCAACAACTTGGTTAATTTCAGGGAGTGGATTGACATGAGTGGTGCTTTACAAGCGGTTTTTCAAAATCAAAGAAGTTTTGGTTTAACTATTGGCGCTGCATTTGGTGGCGGTTTCTTTGCGGGTCAAATTTCTACGGCTGGTAATGGCATAGCTGATTACAACCTAGTTGTTGGCCCTGCGGCATCCGCACAAACTTCAACAATACAATATAAAAACGCAAACACAGATACACCCGGTATAAACAGCCTTATTGATGGCCCCCAACTTACAGCGGATGCAGTTGCCGATGGTAATGCAACTGTTTATCCTGCCGCACACTTCTGCAATGATTTAGTGATTGGTGGATTTAGTGATTGGTATTTACCCGCTCGGAACGAACTGGAAGTTTGCTATTTCAATTTAAAACCCACAACACAATCAAACAGTACAAGTTACGGCATAAATGTAAATGCTGTTCCCGCAAGAGCAAGTAACTATACAACTGGGACACCTTCTCAAACATCAGCAACAGATTTTAGGTCTACAGGCGCAGAAGATTTTCTTGTTAACCAACGATATTGGAGTAGTACAAAGGTTAGCGCTTTGGGTGTAATATGTCAATATTTTAACGATGGTTATGGCGCAGAATACGGAAAAATAAACGTATTTAACCTTAGAGCCATCCGCAGAGTCGCAGTTTAATTTTCAAGGTGCATCACAATGTACATTTGCATAACTGAAGTAGACGCAGTAACGAAAATAGTCTGCACATCAGAGCCACAACGCACAGGCCCATCAATGCCTGCTGTTAAGGGTTGGACTCACATATGGCACGACAGTTCTACTTGGCCTGTTGAAGTGGCATCAGATGGCACATACCTCAGAGCGCCAAGATACTACGGCACTTGCGATGACGATGCCGACACAACCATTGCTGGTGTTTTGCAAGTCTTAACAGAAGCAGAATACACCGCTGCAAGAACCGCAGAACATGAAGCCCGTAAGCCTTACCCATCTTGGGTTGGCTACATTGACACTATGACTTGGGCTGCACCTGTAGCAAGACCCGCTGATGCTGTTATGAATGGCGGTAATGTGCGTTACCAGTGGGATGAGGCAACAGTCAACTGGATTGCACAGGCATGAAAGAGTTCTTCTTCATCTCTGGTTTGCCAAGGTCAGGCTCTACCTTGCTCTCGGCTATCTTGCGCCAGAACCCTGAGTTCTATGCAGACATTTCCTCACCAGTACAAGGATTGGTTACATCAACCATCAACGTCATCACGGGCAGTGAGAGCAATCACCTGATTGATGAAAATAGACGCAAACAAATACTGAAAGACGTATTTGAGGCTTACTACAAAGCAGTCACTCCAAACACTGTGTTTGACACCAGCAGGGGCTGGACTGCCAAGACATCACTCCTCAAAGACCTGTATCCACAGACCAAGATCATTTGCTGTGTGCGTGACTTGCCTTGGATACTAGACAGCTTTGAGCGTATTTCAGCCAAGAACTCCCTGTACGGCGCAACGCTGACAGATGATGAGGCACGACAGACAGTCACCACAAGGTGCGATGCCCTGATGGATGTCAAGAAAGAGGGTCAAGTAGTCAAACCTTATTACTTCTTGGAAGAAGGTTTGTTGCTAAATCCCGACATGATCCAACTGGTTGAGTACGAGTCTCTGTGCAAGCAGCCTGAGAGCGTCATGCGGGAGATATACCAGTTCATCGGCAAACCCTACTTTGACCATGACTTTAAGAACGTGGAGTACGAGAACGAAGTGTTTGACAAAGCCTTGAACATGAAGAGTCTGCACACTGTACGCAAGGAAGTCACTTGGCAAGAGCGCCCATCTATCCTGCCAAAGTCAGTTTGGGAGAAGTACGCAGGAAAAGACTTCTGGCGCACACCAGCACCAGACTTTGCTGTCAAACAACTGTACAAGGTCAAGGGATGAAAATACTAATTATGGGGTTGCCTAGTTCGGGTAAGACTACCTTGGCTACAGCTTTGGCTAGGGAACTTTCCTGCGTTCACTTCAATGCTGATGAAATCCGCAAAGAAATCAACAAAGACCTTGGTTTTAGCGTAGCTGACCGCATAGAACAGGCTAGGCGTATGGGTGTTTTGTGCGATATAGCGTCTAGATATGGCGCTCATGTCATTGCCGATTTTGTTTGTCCTACCCCTGAAACACGGGAAGCCTTTGGCGCTCACTTCATTGTTTGGGTAGACCGCATCAAAGAAGGCCCATTTGAGGACACAAACAAGCTATTTGTATCCCCAGAAAATCACGATGTACGGGTTGATGGCAAGTTTGGTATGCAGTATTACGCAGAAGAAATTGCCAAGATGATTGCACCAAAAAAGAAAAAGTTTGCCTTTTAGGATCACCATGACCCCAGAACTTCAAAAATACTACGAAAGCCGATTTGACATGATGTCAGGTGGTATGACCCCAGAACTTCAAAAATACTATGAGAGCCGATTTGACATGATGTCAAACGAGGGTTGGAAGGATTTGACTATAGATATTGACATTATGATAGAGTCGCTTAATAATCTGAGCGTTATTCCTGATGAAAAGACCTTAATGTTCAAAAAAGGTGAACTTTCCATCTTGACTTGGCTGAAAACCTTGAAAGAGGTCAGCGAAAGAGCATACGAGGAATTGAATGAAAAGAATGTTTGATTTTGCCTGTGCAAACGGGCATAAAACCGAAAGACTTGTCAATTATGAGTTGATGAGTTTTAGGTGTGAGTGCGGAGAAACAGCTAACCGCATTTTGTCTGCTCCTAACTTTAAGTTAGAAGGGTGGTCTGGTTCTTTTCCATCAGAGCATGGAAAGTTCGAGAAAAAACACCTAGATCAACTGAAGTGGGAGCAAAAGCACAACTCATAAGCAGAAATGCCGAGTTGAATGTCCTAGAACCGATAACGGCAGGAAAAGGAAGAAATATGTTGATTGACAATGAAGATGAGACGCAAAGTGAGTTAGATGCAGTCGAGCAAAAGAAGCAACTACCTGAGACTGAGCCCTTATCCGAGATGCCTGATAAATACAGGAATAAATCTTTGGAAGAAGTGGTCAAAATGCACCAAGAAGTTGAAAAACTTATGGGCAGACAGGCGCAAGAAGTTGGGGAAGTGCGTAAGC